GATGTCAGTGGCTGCATTATCAATAACTTTTACAGTGATGTAATTGGTATTGTTTGCGGTCACATCGAGATCAGGACAAAGACGAACAGAATTTAACTTAGCTGCAATTGGCAAAGTAATATATGTTTCGGTTGCACCGTCACCGGCTGCATGCGTCAGATTTGAAGATAAATAAAACATGGTTTCTCCCTAGTAATTGAAGCCGAAGAAGGTATTCTTGGTAGCTGATTGATCAGGTGATCCCATTACGCCGCGATAGGTTGCAACCAGTCGAATAGCGCCGGCGCTGATGTCTTTATCTTGCTCGACAACGATTCCGCGTCTTTCATAAAGATAATAGCTCGCAGCGTTGAACAGCAAGAATCCGGTGGTGGATCCTGAACCGGTATATAGACCAGTCGCTGCAAGATCATTGCTAAGGAATCGAGACATGATGATTGGAACATTGAAGATCGAACCGATTTGACCGCTGAGAACAGAAGCTGCTGGGCCGAACTTGTCGATGGTGATAACTTCTTGAAGACCCATCAAGCTCTCGATCATGAATTCTGGTGAAACAACCATGACAAGATTTGAAGCGCCGAGTTCACCGAGTGAAGCCATGCCAGCGAGAATGTCAGAAGCAGCAAGAGAAGCTCCGGCTTTAGCTGCGGTGTTGCTTTGATCATAAGCAGCCGCGCGCATTCCGTTGAAGGTTCGGCGATGATCTGAAGAACCGCCAAGACCAGCAGCTCCCCAGCGTGAACGGATGTTCCAATTGGCGATGTCGTCTTGATGAGTGGCGGCGGTGTCACCGTTGATCATACAATCTTCGAAAGCGTCTTCGAGGTCTTGCGCGATCTGCTGAGAGAAGATCGGAAGAACAGCAAGCGCGGCGTCTTCAACAGCTGCATCATCGAGAACATAGCTTGAAGCAAGTCCTTTGATGTTGATTGTGGATTGACCGGTTGCTGGTGTGCTGGTGGTGTATTGTGCCAGCGGGCTATCAACGGTGATCTCGCCTTTGATGTAAGGACGACCGCCGCGATTTAAGCGAGGGATCAAGAGGGTATTGCGATCGGCTTGAACGCGGGTCAAGAGACCACGAAGGCGCTTCGGCAATTGGAAGGTCTGATAAAGGTCGCTGATGAACTGGTCTGGGATGAACTCGGCACCGGTTCCAGATTGATCATTGAACGCCTTTGTAATCGCTGGTTGAAGCGCGCGAGGAGCTTGCTTAAGGTGGCGATAAAGGCGAGCGTCCAATTTAGGTGTATATGGATCAGACATAAGCAAGCGAGCAAGATGACGATCTGAAGCGATCGACTTAAGCTCTGAATGCCAGTCGGAGCAAGCGAATTCGCTGTCAAGAATTCCGCTTTCTTCAACGCTGACGCGGTGGCCGCGTGCGTTCGTGTAATGCTTGACTTCGGTTGACCACTGAACAGAACCGTCTTCGCGAACGAAAGAACGAAGCTCGCTCTCGTCAGCATAAACGGCCGCTGGTGCTTGGATTGATTCATCGATTATGCGCTGTGCTGTTTTCAGATCATCGATTTGCTTTTCGATGTTCTGAAGTCGATCACCGCTTGACTTTTGGGTGCGAACAAGACCATCAATGATCTCTTTCGCTCTTGTGATATCAGACATTTAATAGTCTCCTTCAATTGTTAATAGTGCTTTGACAAGGGCTTTCATGTCCTCGTCTTCGTCTTCCATTTTGGAACCTTTCATTTCTTCTTCGTCATCTTTATGACCCGCTTTCATTTCGTCTTCTTCGTCATGCATGGCTTCTTCTTCCATTGACATATCTTCGCCATGCTTGGCGAATACTACGGTGACGGTGTTCTCGTCTTCGATGACATCGAGAATGTGTTTTGATACGGTGGGCGCTGGCATGGCGTTAAGCTCCGCTTGAATTTGTTCTTTGATATAGCTCTTGAGATCAAAGCCGATGTTCTTAGCTGCGATTGCCACCGCATCCGCATTGGCTGGAATCGTCACGATTGAAACCTCTAGAAGCTCAGCTTGCTCGAAGAACTGGCCGCCGGATTTACTGAAAGCATAATGCTCGGTCGGCAGCTGGGCGCGTGGCGTGGCTTTGAGGGGTGCAAATCCGACCGAAACAGCATTCATAAAACCGCGCTCAGCTTTTCCGGCGATCTCTGCGGCTCGAGGATCAGCCATATCGAATTCAACATCGATAACAAGACCAGCTTCTGACAGGCGAACATCACCACGCCCGATCGGTAAGCTTTGATGGTCATGATTCAGCAAGATAACCGGATTGGCTCGGTATGCTTCCAAGTCCCAGCCGCGTTGATCGATGATGTCGCCATATCGGTCAGCTCGGTCGGTCGAAGCTATAAAAGACATCTTGCCAGCTTCTTTCTCGTCTTCATGCGCAGCTTTGACGAATTGCTTGATCTTCATATGCACCCCTTCAAGGGTATATATATAACAAAATTAGTTTTAATTCACTTTTTTTTAAAAATAAATATGTCATACATTATCGGCCAGCACGACATCTTTAAGAAATGAACGAAAAAAAGAATAAAAAAAAGGCCTTTGGCTATTTACATTTTAAATGTAATACATTAATATATATTCATAGCAAGTCGCTATAAACAAACAAGGACAAAACAATGTATACCGTAATCGTTTCAGAACTAACCACAGAACAATTTCAAGCCTTAAATCAAGCACTTATCGCTATCAAGTTCGATTTCAATAACGCAAAATCCGACTTTCGCGCTACCAAAGTAACCTTCACCATCAACAAAAAAGATATTCATGCTTTATATGTCGCTATCGGCCAAGCAAATATCACAGCTTATCAAATGCTTACTTTATAAACATAACGAACTAAGGCGGGCCAGCTGGCCCGCCGCTTAAACCCAAAACAAGGACAAGACAATGACCAATTATTCAATCTATCATCAAGGCAAAAAAATCGTAATCGACATTGATGGCTTTCAATATGCAGTATACGCAAGCGATATTTACCACATGTATTCTTTCGACGGTGGACAATGGCGACGAATGAAAGCACCAGCTTTGAATCATAAGTGCTCGATATTTGGAAATACGATTATCGGTGACATCTTTCAAACACTACAAACTTACGCACAAAATCAATAAACCCCAAACAAAAACAGCAAAGGCCGGTCGTGATTGACCGGCCTTTATTGTTTTAGTCGACAATCGGGATCATAGTGCACCGACAATTGATGTCTTCGCTAGCCTCACCGAATGAAGCTGGGCTTGGCGCTTCTGCTCCGCTTTCGCTGACGAAGTTTTCATTGACGCCGACAGTCTGACCATCTAAGCCGGCGTGACTGTCTCGAACCTTTGAATCACGCGCTGATAGCCATTGTTTCTGAAGCCGAACCCCTTGTGCCGTTGCGTCAGTATAAGCTTGTTGTGTGCCGCTGTTAGCTGCTCTGGTGCTTTCGGTCTGTGCGATCATTAGAGACCGCGCAGCTCCGAAAGCTGTAGCTGCGTCAATGTTCCGACCGATCTGGGCAATCGGCAAACCTTCCATCAAGCCATCTTCGATTATTCTGGTGACGGCGTTCTCTTGCGTTCTGACAATCTGTCTTGACATTGTATTTATAAGCTCGTTCGCCAGTGTTTCGGATATGGTCACATCATCCACCGGCAAACCAGCGAGACGCATGATTTGTTTAAGCGTGTCGCCGCCGCTGAGGAAATACCACTTGCGCCACTTTGATCCGATTATTTGCGCAACCAGTTCTTCTTCTGCAGCTGTATCCATCAAGCTGGCATAATCGATAATGCCTTTGGTCATGCTTGGCTTCACATATTCCAGCGTTCGGTCTTGGTATCGCTTAGCTGCGCCTTTGAGATAAGCATTTGCAGCTAGCCTCAAATCCTTCTCTGCTGGTTCGTGAAAGGTACGCAACCACATCTTCCACAGATCCGTTCTTGCTCGTTCTTTGGTTTGCTTGGCTTTGACTTCGTTGATAATCTCTTTCATCCGACTTTCACCGAGCGCGCCGACAGTGAACCATTTTATCTGCGCAACGATTCCAGCAATCGAAGATATATTTGGCGCCGGCGGGTCATCGCTATTGAATTGTGAACCATCTTTAAAATGACGCGCTGACCACGCCTCGCGCTTTCGGATTGCCATTTCTTCGGTCTCGGTTGTCGGCGCTTTACTGCGGCGTCGCACGATAGGCAAAAGCCGCCGATATTGATTGTTGCCTTCAATGTTTCCCCCAGCTCGCCATATTTCTGGCCAGTTCTCTTTCAGGTCTTCGGCAT